TAAAACCATAACTTCTTCAATGTAACGTTCACATTCTTTAATTAATCGTTCTCTTTCTTCTGATAAATTTTTTATTGCTTCCAACAAAAAAGAAATTCTGGTTCTTGAATTAAGAACTTCACTTCTTAGAAAGTTTATTTCCATTTCTTGTTCGGTCATTACTGTTCTCCTTGGAGTTTTCTAAAGTCTGCCTTTAGATTTTTAATACCGCGACGATCACTAATAGTCTTAGCCACTATAAGAGTTCTCTTCCCATGCGGCGTAAGAAAGATAATCTTATAGTGCTTACTAATAATAACTTCGTAGTTGGAAAGTCCTAGTTCTTCTTCTAGAAACTTTTTCAGTTTACGTTGACTTAGCATTCGGGATCAAAGTCTTCCCATTCTTTTAGTTCATCTGGCTGATCATCGTCTTCAAAGCAATCTTCAAAGTCGTGGTCATCATCTCCTTCTCCATAGCCATAGTCTTTGAATTCTATGGCCCGATACTCCTCATAAGTTGTAGGAGTTTCGGGATTAGTCTTCTCTCTGCCAGTCATTTCGTCTTTCCTTTCTCGGTTGCTTCTTCTTTGACTTCACTATCCGCTGATGGAATAATGAATGCGTCAAGCTGACGGCGTACACGCTCCTCAACGATGTTGGTTTGCTTTTCGTTTGATGCTTTCTCACCTGATATCTCCACTGCTATGGCTGCGTAACCAGCAATATCAAGCATACTGTCCAGATGATTACCTTGGCTGACATCAAGACGCATCATCTTCTGCATGATATTAAGCATACATACTTGGTATGGTTCAATTGGGAATCCAAGATAGGCTGTCCACATAGATGCAATGTTCTGCGTCATCTTGGAAGCAGTTCCATAATCCTGCTGCCTGTCTTTAACAATTCCTATTACTCGTTCTAGTGCTTCAATCTTGTTCATTGTTTTTCCTTATTTCTCGTAAGAAGATTCTTACTCTTTCTGCTTCACTCACAGTCATAGCTTCGGTAAATATTTCTACCCGATAGCCAAACCTTTCTTTGAATACCTCATCAAATTTATTAGTGAGGTAAATCCATCTTTCATTATTGTTCTTAAGATATTTAAGAACCTTGTTATATCCATGAAAGATACTCGTATGATCCCTATTCAATATGTGTCCAATTTTTGGAAACGAATAGATCGTGTAGGTACGTGCTGCCCAGTACAAAAGGAATCTTGCTTCTGCTGCAAAGGCAAACCTATACGGGCCTAAGATATCTTTATGAGATACATCCGTAACTTCATGGACAATTGAAAGACAATCCTTGATCTGGATTATCATGCTGCTTCCTGTATTCTGTTCTGGTTAATGAGCGACATTAGATAATCGAATGCCTTCCCAGCAACTGCTGATGCAGATACAATCGCTGTCTTATCTTCCTGCAATATCTCAAGCCATCCCTTGAGATAACTTGCATGGTCATCTCTTACATGGTTCGAGATACCAAACTCGGCAGACATAAATGCTGCTCCAAGTTCTGCAACCAACTCCTCCATTGCGTATGCGTTCTTCTTAAAGCGAGGTGCAAGTTCACGATCAAGCCGAGACTTGTGACCAGTCCAATGGATCAGTTCGTGGAAGGTAGTTGAGTAATAGTGCTGTGCTGTATGAAAGAGTTCTATCTTTGGCATACAGATGTAGTCAGTCGAGGGGATATAATACGCTCTGTCCCCACCAATCTCCAACTTGGCACCTGTTTGTTGGATTGCGAGATCAATATGAGGCATAGGCTCATTGGTTGTTGAGGCTTGTGGATGGACAGGTTCTTCGTATCCAACTGTTTGACAAGCGTTGAATACAAAACTTGTCCGAGCAATAGGTATTCTAACAGCATCGTCTACCCCTTCGATTGTCTTCTCGTAAGAAGAATAATAAATAACTGGTGTGCCTTTGGCTCCCTTCGTAATTTGTTTTCCTAGTTGGTTCCATTGTTTGAAGGTAGCCCACTCGCTTGATGTGTATCTTCCATTGCAAGCAGAAGCCCAAAGAATCAGGATGTTCGAGTTGTGGTAGCGGTTCTTTGTTAGGGCATTCGATGGCGAGGATAGTTCTGTCTGGTGCCAAGGCGGTGTCCATTTTCCAGCAGAGTCTACCATTGATAGGATAGCATTCGTGATTAGTTCTTGTGGCGTAGTCATGTGTCTCTCCTTTGTTGATGAAGGTGATCCATTATTATCATGTTGGATCGCACATGATTGCTCCCTTAGAAAGGAGCGTCATCATCTATTGGTGGCTTTGCTTCATTATGAGCAACGCTAGTAGGGCTTCCAAGAGAAAGCAGTGTGCCTCCGAATCTTCCAATTGATACCTCAACTGCAAGTTTCTCTGCTCTATTCTTGTCGATGTATGTACGCTTGACCAGTTCACCTTCGACAAAAAGTTTTCCTCCGGCAGTCACATACTTCTCTAGAAACTCTACCTTCTTTTGATCCCAACAGACGACATCCCACCATGTGGTTACCTTCTCCTTTCCATTCCAAGAGTTGGTAGCCACGCTGAACCTTGCAAACCTTCCATTGGATGCTTCTTTAAACTCTGGGGTTTTTCCCAAGTTCCCAATGATTGATACTCTAGCAAACATTTATCTCTCCTTACTGTGCGAGTTCTGCTTTACGTGCCAAGAATTTCTGACGAAGCATTGCCAGTTCTGCTTGGGTAAGTTCCTTAGTCAACTCTTTGATCTGTGCTGACATTTCATTAAGCCCGTCATTATCTAAGGCTAATGAAATACCAAGTTCAATGGTAGCAACTAGCGGATTGTTGTATGTAACTTCCTGTTCATGATCAGGATCATCACCCGTTTCGAGGCCAAGCGTCTTGAGCAACGCATACTTGACGGCATAAGACATTGCCTTGCCCGGCCCTTTATCTTGGTCATCAATCCCGTACCCGAACGACTGTGTTTCGAGTGCTTCGATTGGGTTATCAATATTAACAAACGTGACCACCATATGGCACTGAGTTCGATTGCCGACCTGTTCAAACGAGACACGACTAACATGATAGATCACTCCTGCTTCGAGCAAGGCGGGGCGTACCTTTGCGGTTACTGCATCGTGGCTAACGATTGAGTAGCGCATACCCTGCTTCTTTTCTTTCTGGATATAATCAACCTTGCCCATAGCCTGAGCCAAGCGTTGATATAGATTTAGGTCAGATTGTTTTGTCATGTGGTTCTCCAATTATCCAAAATGTAGAATGCTTCATTGCCTTCTCCTGTTCATCGGTAAGTTCGATGTCCAGTTTATTGTACTCGTCTTCAATTTCTTGGGCGTGTTTTGCCAGAGCATCGAATACAGTCAGTGCTTGTTGCTGTATGTGTGGCTCTTTAGAGTAGACTGCTACCTGTGCTAGGTCAGTTAGCATATGAGCAAGTTCAACATTGGTCATTTATAATCCTTATGAATCCAGATGATATGTTGTCGGTTGCTTCCGTATGTCCTTGTCCGTCCTGAGTTTACAATCACTCCCTCTCTTGTAAGTTCTGCCCTGCGTGTACGATATGAAGAACCAATCTCACCAAAGAACTGATTCATTTCTGCATCACAGAATCCTTTGAACCCCATGCTCATTGCGTAGGCCACTACTCTTTTCTTGAACTCGGAGATCAATGGCACAATCTGTTGAGCAGCCATGATACTTGTCGGCTGATCCTGAGAGCGATGTAGTTTGATACTTGCATCTTGAACCTTCATTAAGCCCTCAATAAATTCGTTGGTCATTTGTCCTCTCCTTTGATACGCACTTGAAGATGTCCCTTCTTGTTGCGTTTGATTACGACACCATTGCCGTATGCTTCGCCGACATCATCATCGACTAAAGATTTTAATTCTTCCTTGCTTTTCTCATGTAGATCGTAAGCGTCCTTGCTTCTAAGGAAGTCTTGGCTATGTGATATCCATGAGTTTGATTTAGACATATCGACAGTGCGATAGTTATCTATCGTTGGGTTCTGTGCCATCTTTGCGAGTGCATCTATGTCTCTACTGGGTAAATCTTCTGGTGCTATTTTATTTTCTACGTGCCACCAGAATGCTTCTTCCATGCGTATGAGTTCGCTCATGTATTCTTTGTCCATGCTAACGACAGCATGTTGAGGAGCAGAGTTGCCAAAGATTGCACTGAAGTAGCAAGTCTTTACATCCATCACGTACATGTAATGGTGTAACTGTGGCATGTAGTATTTGATTCTATCTTTAAGACTGAAGAACGCATTGGTATGTTTAAGTTCTACAAATGTTTTCTTACTCAATATCCAACCATCTATGTGTGCATACATAAAAGGTTTGGTATCACTTATGTGCCTTCCTTCATGAGGCTCAACTTCAAAGCCAGTGTGTGTTTGAAACCACTGCCTATGGAATGGTTCAGTATAGATACCTAGTTGAACCTCAAAGACTTCATCAAGATTTGCTGGTAGAATTATCTGTAGTTTTTCTTGATAGAGTCTGAACCAATCCCCACTCATAATACGCATAGCGTCTGTGCCACCTAGTCCTAGATGGCGGTCTGTCTTGTTGTCCATAGTTGTCCCCTCTCTGTTGATAACATATCAAGTCACTTCATCTTGGTCAACCGTTCATGTGTGATGACCAATCTTTTTTTCCAGTTGCCGATGACTTCTACTGATGGCTTGCAAGCATCAAGCAAGTCTGCTGGCAATGGCATGTTCGGATACTTGTGCGTGGTGCATATCTTTCGACAGCCCTCTTGGAATGCGATAGCAGGGACACGTTCAAAGATACCGATATAAATCTTTAGCCCCATCTCATCTGGCAATGGTGCTCTAAACACACTGGCAACGTATGCCAGAGCGTTTGCTATTGTCTCCGGTGTGCAGGGCTTACACAATACGTTAAGCCTGCCCATCGCCTTCTCTGCTTGATCTATCGCTTGCTCCTTTGTCATGTTCGATGGCAACTGGTTCTTGATGTTGACTGCCGACACCAAATAGCTTGTCGATAAGTCTATTGTTGGCAGCAGCCACGGTTGTGGGATTGCTACGAGTTGTTCCAACGGTCGGCTTTGATAGGGTATTGCTACGTCTGATCCAGTTCCTCCATGTTGCTGACCAGTCTGCCATTGGCTTGCCTGTTCCAATCCAGTAATCGCGGAACCTAACTGCTTCATCTTCTATCCTCCTTGCTGTGTCATCGGCTGATCCACCGACAAACTCATGAGCAAACTGAATCATCTCTGTCGTCGGTTGCCAATCGGATTGCATCCTTTGTTTGTTATTGATGGTTGTATTAAGGTTATGTCTCCCCTCTACAGGGGGAGGGGGACTCCCCCCTACAGGGGTATACCCCCTAATAGGGAGGGTATATATCGGTGTAGTTCCAGCACGTAATTCTTGGGAAAGTAATCCTTGATCTATCAGTTGTTTGATAGCAGCACGGATAGCTTTCTCTTTGTATCCTGAATAGAGGGCCAATCGTGCAACACTGGGCCATGCCTGTCCAACTGGATTAGCGTGGTTAGCTATCCCAATTAGTACAGATTTCCATGACGGCTTATCAAGTTGCAGATTGAGTGCCCAGTTAAGAGCCTCAATTGACATTTGATTTCCTTAAGTATTAGGGAGCGATTCGTTACCGCCCCTCACAAAGGACGGGGCGTAACGCAATCGCGATGTTACTGCTTACGTAGACGGTACTCTATTATACCATTGAGCAATTTTACTAGCAGGGATTTCATTTATTTTGAAATCGTATTGGGCTTCAACCATTTTCTTTTTGAGGGCATAGACATCAGTGACCATGCCTTTGACATCCTCAACGATTACCCTGCATGGGCGACCACGTTCATCAAGTACTGAGTACCTGAAGTCAGCACGATAGTTGGTTATGTGGTGACCCTTGATAGAGACAGGGTATGTTGGTTGCAGTTCAAGTGTTTCAATAACATCGGATGATTGCAAGACAAGCAGTTGCTCATAGCGTGTGGCCTCTGCCTCTGAAGCAAACCATTGATCACCAATGTATCTACCCTTGGCGTTATATTTTCCAGCACGTGGTGACCCACGATGTTCATGTGTTGAAACTTTTGGACGACCTCTTGGCATCATGATTCCTTTGTAGTGAGTACGAGGTTGAGTGATCTACACCAGCACATAAGATAAAAGGAAGAGGGTAATCTAGCGCCGCTCTCCCATTTATTGACTAGCCCATCTGATACACCAATGATTTGGTTTAACTTTTCTTGACTCAAGTTCATTGCGTGTCGTCGATTAATTAGTTCGACTATTAATTCTTTATAGTATTCTACTTCTGATATGGATGGTACAGTTACGTAAACCTTTGATGGTCTTTCGATTACGTTTTTATATAACGCAAGTTCAGCCATGTTGGGTACTCGTTATGAAAACAGGTTACACCTATTGCATTTCTACAACAGATGCAACCTGTCCATTGGTTGTGCTTATGAGGATACTTCCTCCTCTGCTATAGCTTTTGCTTTGGCTTCTTCTTTTTCTTTTAAGTCTTTGAGATATGCCGTACCATTTTTGATACGAGTATTGATCTCTTCAGATGAGAAAACTTCTACACTATAACTTCTCTTACCTACTTTATAATACGCAGTTTCATTTTCATGCCATGTGGCCTGAGTGATAGTTTCACTATTAAATAGACGATTGAATGCTTCGCAGTTTGCTGCTGTCATTTCAAATACAAGACGGTCGCCGTAGTTTTGGGATACAACCATATAGTTCTTAGACATAGTACTCTCCTCTGTTTGTTAGTCGGTTGTGATGCGCATGTTATCGCAAACGATTTCAGTAATGTATTCTATATCAATGATGCACTGAATGTAGTTATCATCAATGATATCTCTTACGTAGTCTTCATCAACCACATCCTTGATTAACTGTCGGATGTTTGAGTCTTCTGTTGCTTCATATATTTTTTCTTTTATTCTCTCTTCAAGAAAAGAAACTCTTGCTTCGAGCAGGTCAAACTTTAATTTTTGTAGTGCAAGAAAGTCACCCATCTTGAGTGCCACTGCTTGGATATCAAATGCTGATAGATCATTTGTCATGCGTATAGCCCTTCGTTTTCTAGGATGTTGAACTCGTCTGGTGTGATGCCATTCTTAATGAACTCTCGTTGATTGCGGTCAAGCATTGGGAACGCTTCTTGAATGAGCATTCCATTGTGCCAACGAGTTACACAATACTCATAGTCTTCCTGTGCTAGAGGAAGAACCATTGAATTTGTTTTGCCTGATAGGACTGAAAGTTTGTAGACTTTTACCATTGGAAGATTCCTTTTAGCTGAAAATTAGATTGCACTTTTGCATTCAACTCTTGATCAGGGGGTAGCAATCCAAAAGCCCCAAAAGAATAGCGCGGTGAGCATCAAGCTGAGACCTGTCCCCACGAATTCCAACGCTGTGTTCCAACCGTTGTGTTCCATGTTCCTGTTCCTATGAGTGGTTAGTGTTGGGCGATTACTATAAAAATAAAGGTGAGAGGGTTGTTACACCCTCCCACCTATGTTGTTAGGCTTGTGTCTCTACGCCGTTAGTGTTGTTAGTTACGTGGTCGAGATCAACTCCAAGTCGCCGAGCCAGTGCCTGAACATCGACGTTTTCAGTCGCAACATTCTTAACCGGAGTCACAGTAGGCTTGCCCTTGTACTCAAACTTCTTATCCGAGAACACCTCGTATGCCTTCACGCTCTGATCTAGAAGTATCTGGATGCAAGCTAGTTCGTCCTCGCGCTGGTCGAGTCTCTCTGTTGCGCGACGAACGTTGTTGATTGAAATCTCGTTGCCTGATGCAGCCATGAGTGCCTTCTTAGCCTCATCACGAGCCTTCTCTAGCTGAGTTTCGACGTACTCCTTCTGACGTGACATGCTGAAAGCCATCCCGTTGAGCGCGTTAACCATGCTGTATTTGTGTGTATTGTACTCTACAACCTCACCGTTCTGGTCGATGTAGGTGATCTTGTTCGTGAATAGTTCTACAATGCCAGCTACAATCTGTGCTGCAATTGTGCGCTCTGTAACTTCAGTCTGTGCAATCTGTGCAATCTGTGCGATCTTAGCCATCTTAACTCTCCATGTGTTTTTATTGTCCAGACTATTCTGAACCCCTACCCAGTGGCATGGAATTTCCGGTGGATCAAAGCGCGCTCTTTCTTGCGCGTGTACGACTAGGGAGCGATCAGTCGGCATTTAGAGGTTGTCGACGGAGCCACGGTCAAATTGTTTTGCCGCACCATCTCCATTATTCGAGACACTACGCCAGCAAGCAAAAGAATTTAGCATGGCGAGTAAGACGGCCTCTATAATCCGACAACATAGAACCCTTTCTTGGCGGCCAGTTCGCGGACGGAGGAGCTTTGACCGCACGGAAATTCCATGACACCGTGTTGTGTTCATGATAGTAATTTCTTTGTGTGTTATTTATGGTTCAGTCAGCAAAGTGTGGCGAAGCCCTATCGATGCAACTGCATGATGAGCCGCTCGCCAAGCCTACGTACAATCCACACAGAACCCTATCT